ATAGAAAGTAAAAAGGAAATAAATATAAAAGATATTAAACTTTATTTTTTTGAAAATGGCTACTCTGAATCTTCTGCTAAAAAGTTTTATGATTATTATTCAATTTCTAAATGGAGGGATGCCAAAGGTAACAAAGTTAAAAATTGGAAGCAGAAAGCACAAGCTGTTTGGTTTAAACCTGAAAACGAAATAAAAGATTTAACTAAAACTAAAATGGTTTACTAATGGAAATCAAAGTAATTAACCTGGCAGATCGTAGCGAATATGTCATACAAGCTAACAAATTAGGAGAAAATATAATGCTTTGCCCTGTTTGTTCTCACCAAAGAAAAAAGAAAACCGATAAATGTTTTAGCTTTAATCTTACAAAAAATGCAGGAAGGTGTAACCATTGTCAAGTTGTTTTAGTAGAAAAAAAAGATAAATTTGAGAAACGCACACAAATTGAATATAAGCGACCTTTATTTAAAAGTGGCACTAACTATTCACTTGATGCTCAAAAGTTCTTCACAGCTCGTAAAATTAGCGAAAAAACACTATTAGACTTTAAAGTTTCTGAAGGGATTGAATGGATGCCAAAAAATAAGGCAGAAATTAATACTATTCAATTTAATTATTTTCGTAATGGAGAATTAATAAATATTAAATATCGAGGTAAAAGTAAAGATTTTAAATTATTTAAAGATGCTGAATTGATATTTTATAATTTAGATTGCACCATTGATAATGAAACTATTATAATTGTTGAGGGTGAAATGGATTGTTTAACAATGGCTGAATCGGGTTATAAAAATTGTATTTCAGTACCCAATGGAGCTGGAACTGGTAAAATTAATTTTCAATATTTAGATAACTGCATAGAATCATTCTCTGATAAAACACAATTTGTTCTCGCATTAGATAACGATGGGCCAGGTATAAATTTGCAAAACGAATTAGCTCGAAGATTAGGATTTGAAAACTGCACTTATGTTAGGTTTAAAGATTGTAAAGATGCTAACGAATGTTTAATTAAATATGGTATTCAAGGCATAATTGAAGCCATGTCAGAACGTAAAGAATTCCCGATTGAAGGTGTTTTTAATGCAAATGATATTACTGATGACATTTATAATTATTATAATAATGGTTTACCTAAAGGTGATGGAATTGGAATGGCTGAATTTGATATGTTTGTTAAATTTCAACCTGGTTACTTAACTACAATTACTGGAATACCTGGTCATGGTAAATCTGAATTTTTAGACTTTATCCTAACAAGATTAAATATTAGTCATAATTGGAAGATAGCTTTATATTCTCCAGAAAACCATCCACTTGAATTACATTTTAGTAAGTTTGCTGAAAAAATAAGTGGTAAAGCATTTGAGGGATTTAATAGAATATCAAGTGATGAATTAAAACAAATGATTGATTATCATGCTAATAACTTTTATTTTATTAATCCTTCAGAAAACTTTGAATTAGAAAGTATCTTAGCAGCTGTAAAAAGTTTAGTAAGGAAAAAAGGAATTAAAGCATTTGTTATTGATGCCTGGAATAAATTAGATCATAAATATAATGGTAACGAAACTAAATATATAAGTGAGCAATTGGATAAGATAGTTATGTTTTGTGAAAAAAATAAAGTACATTGTTTTTTAGTGGCCCATCCAACAAAAATAACTAAGGATAAAAATACAGGATTATTTGAGATTCCAAATTTATATTCAATAAGTGGTTCTGCTAATTTTTATAACAAGACATCAAATGGTATAACTGTTTATCGTAACTTTGAAACAAATCTAACTGAAGTTTATATACAAAAGGTTAAATTTAAACATTGGGGACAAACTGGATGCTGCATATTTTCTTGGGATCGTATTAATGGAAGATATTATAAAGGGATGCCGAATTATGATAATTGGATTAAATCAAATAAAACTGAAAATAACGAAGAATTTTTAAATCAAGGAATAGTTATAAACAAAGATGAAGCACCTTTTTAATTATGAATAAAAAAATTAAAGTCAAATATTTAAAATTAGGCAGAGAGAATATTTGGGGACTGGCTCATTGCGGACTTAATCTTATTGAACTTGATATTAGATTGAAAGGTAAAAAGCACCTAGAGATATTAACTCATGAAAGTTTACACATACTTTTACCCGAACTGGAAGAAGATGACATCGTAAAGCTCAGCGTAATATTAACTAAAACTTTATGGTCTGAAGGATATCGGAAAATAGATAACAATAATGATATGCAATTACAAGATGGAAGTAAGTAATAACACGATAACGTGTTTAAATAACACAATAACGTGTTATATTATAAACAAAAACAAACTTAATGTAGAAACTAACCAACAAATATAAATATGAATTACGAAAAATTTAAACAAATTATTGATTTACAAATCGCTCACAATAATAGAGTAGATGAACTTTACAAGTTAAAAATTGATATAGTAGAGTTCTTTGATGAAATTACTAGAGTTACTGAATTGCTTTGGACTGAAGTATTAACCGAAAATGGCGATTACCATTTGTGTTATTATCTATACGAAATGAATGGTATTTATGGCACTCCTGATCTAAACGAAGAATATAAAGATATAAAAGAGTTGTATAATTATTTAATAGAAAACAAAGGATTCAAATGAATGTAACCGATTTTAACAAAGTAATTGAAAAAAGAATTGATTTGATTAAAACTATTATGTTATCGAAAGGCAAAGAATATTCTACCGATTCCGATAAGTTCCATAATTTTAAACAGTCAGTAGGTATAAGCTTTCATACATGCCCGGAAAAAATAGCTTGGGAATTTGCTACTAAACACTTTCAATCAATTAAAGATACTTTAGATTCAGTTGATAATGGAGCTGTAAACTATACCGATAAATATATTGAGGAGAAAATCGGGGATGCAATTAATTATCTTATTCTTATTGAAGGAATGTTAAAAGAACGTTTATATAACAAACATATCGATAATTGATATAAATAGCATAAATAAATATATGAATGAAAAAAAATCTAATAGGGATTATAGTATAATACATCAAAAAAATAGAAAATGTTTTATTTATTGTTTATTTGATAAAAACGAAACCCCTGTATATATTGGCAAAAGTGTTAATCCAGAATATAGATTTAAAGAACATAAGTCTTATCTTTTAAAACAACGTCATTTATCACCGCCATTTACTATTGAAATATTGGATGAAACAATTATAAAAAACTCTTCATTCTTAGAAATATATTGGATACATCAATTTTTACAATGGGGGTTTAATTTAGAAAATAATCAGTATAATTTTAAAAAATACTTAGATAATAAAATAGAACAACAAAGATCATCTAAAGCATTAAAAATTATGGAAAAAGAGGATAAAATTAAAGCCGAAATTTTAGGATTAACAATAAAAGAATATTATAATTATTTATTTAGATCTTATGGTATAACTATTTAACTAAAGCAAAAACTAAACAGGATACTCCGAATATAATACTGATTCCTTTTAACCGCTTTTGTTTTTTTACCTCCAGGTTTAAACCTTTCATCTGAATAGTTAGTGATTTGTTTTCTTCGTCTTTAAACTTGATTATACTTACTTGATTTCCGATAATAGTTTGTAACTTATCTTCATTTTTTTTATATAAATTAACCTGGTTACCTTTGAAAATTAGTTGTTGCTGGCATAATGAATCTGATAAATAATATGCTTCAGCTTTATGATATTGCTTTGCTAAAAACTTAGCTTTATCGGAGCTAAAACAAATTAAAGTATCTTTATTATTTATAATTAAACTTTGAGAATATGCTGTCAAATTCAGCAACAAGGTTATTATTATTAAGCGTATCAATTTCATTTACTTTGGTTTTATATTTTATTATTACTGTTTGTTTTTTAACCTCCAATACGTTTAGCTCCTGAGTGTATTTATTTATAATTAATTTATTCTTTTTAATATCAGAATACAAGCTATCATTAACTTTATTCAAACTATCAATTTCTATTCTATAACCTTGTATTATACCTAATTCATTGTAAGGAGAATATAAAAACCACAATATCAATAAATGGACACATAATGTTATTAAGCACAAAATAATCGATTTATTGGACATTACAATTATTTTCTTGTACTAAATTTATCAATAGTGGTTAATCCTAAACAACCAAAAGCTAAAGCAGTTACACATTCAACTAAGGTGTCCGATGGCTTTATATGTTCGGGTGTAAACTGATTAGCAAAAAGAGTGCTGCATAGCATAATAGTACATATAAGACCACATACTCGTTTACTCGAAATCGTTCCTGTTTCATCTGCTAAGATTTGTTTTATAAAATTTTTCATTCTTTTTTTCCTCTGCTTTTAGTGATTTTACTTTGTAATTTTTCGATTAACATCTCAATCCGTTGCTCCAATAATTCTATTCTTTTTTTGAGTTCGTTGATTTGTTCTTCGTAAATTGTAATTACTTTGTTATTACCCGATGCTTTTAATTCGTTTCTACTTTTGAAGTAATCCCAAACATCTTTTCCTTTGAGTACACCTATTAAGGCGACTACTATGCCAACAATAGTAACCTGGTCCATTTTATTTAATTGCTAAAATTTGTTTTCTGTTTTTAACTGTATAGGATATATGCACCCAAGTAAAATCATACTCATTAATTAACTGGTCAAATTCTAAATTCTCTTTACACCAATCAAATAACTTTTTATTTTCTTCTTTATTACCTCCGCTTATATCAATAGCTTCACCTTTTACATGCTGACTTGTTTTCGAACCGCCTACTTTTGCATTAAGTGATTCACATCTAAAAAATGAATTAACCTTAATAGGTTTATTATACCACGTTCTTAATGGCTCAAAACACTTCTCAGCAACTAATTTCATACAAGCTAACTGAGTATCATTAGGATTGTTTTCTATTCCAAATCTAGTAGCTGTATTGCTTACAGTCGCTTCATCAAAACTAATGTGCTTACTTATCATTTCTTATGTTCTAATTGTTCAACTCTGCGTTCTAAACTATCGTGCTTAACATCCTGGACCATAACCATAGTTTTAATTTCGTTAAGGTCTTTACTCATCTTCATCAAAGCATTAACCCCTAATGCTCCGATGAAAGATAAGATGGCTATCAACCCCGAGACCAGCCATAAAAGAATGTCAAATTGTGTCATATAATACTTTTATATTTATTATCTATTTTCGTTTCATCAATTACTTCTAATTGAGACCAATCAACTTTTTTAATGTTTTCGTTATCTTTTAATTGTGCAACTAAATCAATACTCACTAAATAAGTTGCATCAACTTGTTCAGAACAAAATGGATTAAATTCATAACCTGTTTCATACTCAAAACTGCCAACCTTGTTAGCATCTAATTTTGATATTTTATAAAATGTATTCATAATTAAACTTGCCACCCTATTGAGGTGCCTAATGCTTGAACTGCTGTGTAAAAAGTAGATTGATTAATAACACCACTTCCAATAGCCGATACACTTAATTGTCTTGGACTATAAAAAGCTGCAGTTCCATTATTATTTAATGCTAAAACATACATATTATTATTTATTAATGTACTTGAAGCAGTTGTGTTTGTTGATATAGATGTACCATTTTTATAACTTCTAACATCTAAAGTTCCAACCCTTACACCTGAAAATAACCCTAAAGAATTTGCAACTGCAATTCCACTCATTAATCCTATTTGATTTATTGACCGATAAAAACTTCCACCATCTCTTATATCTAAAGTTGAATAACTTGTAGCATTAGCGTGACCAATATCTAATTTAGAAGCGTTTAAATCAGTTCTTGAATAAACATAAAGTGAAGCACTATCTAAAGTATATTTAACTCCATTTGTTGTTGGGTTATAATTAGTGTTTAAATAACTACTAGTTCCGTTTCCATTATAACCTTGACTTGCTGTGAATGTAGGCGAATTAACCGCTGTTATCATAGTACTTGTTGGATTTGCTAAACTTGTTCTTGCAGCTATTGAATTGGCTAAACCATGAATCCATAATCTATCAAACTCAGCAAAATCAGTTCCTAAGGCAGTAATAAAAGTATTAATATAAGTTTTTTCATTAGTTGTTAAACTCCCACCATTTGCAGTAACAGCATCAAAATATGGTTGCCCAATAGATACTGGCACTTTATTCATTAAAGGTATTAA